GCCTCTAACACAGGTTTTATTGATGTGGCAGCTGCTGGCAATACACTACTAGGTGTATTTTGGGGATGTAACTTTACAGATCCAACAACCGGAAAACCAACGTTTCGAAACCATTACACACAAACAAATATCACCACTGGTGATATTGATGCTTTCGTATATGACGATCCGTACGAGAGATTTGAGGTACAAGGTGATGGTGCTTCAGCAAGAACAGATATATTTAAAGTGGCAGACATTGTGTACGCTACTGGTTCAACTGTAAATGGAACATCCAATGTTGAATTAGACGTGTCCGATTTAGCTGCAACTGACGGTCAACTAAGAGTTGTCGGTATATCTACTGATCCAGAAAACAGCGACTTGGGTTCAGATAATGTAAACTACATTGTTTACATCAACGAACACACGTTCCACACAGCATTATAATAGGAGTATTTAATTATGGCTATATCACGTAATCAACTAGTTAAAGAACTAGAGCCAGGTTTGAATGCACTATTCGGCTTGGAATATAATCGTTATGAAAATCAACACGCAGAGATCTACACCACAGAAACTTCTGACAGAGCTTTTGAAGAAGAAGTAATGTTAAGTGGTTTTGCTAACGCCTCTGTAAAACCTGAGGGTTCTGCAGTTGTCTTTGACAACGCGCAAGAAACCTACACAGCAAGATACCAACACGAGACTGTTGCATTAGCTTTTGCAATAACTGAAGAAGCTATTGAGGACAACTTGTATGATAGATTGTCTAGCAGGTACACAAAGGCACTAGCACGTTCGATGGCTAACACCAAACAGGTGAAAGCTGCCAACGTACTTAACAGAGCTTTTAACTCAAGCTTTGCAGGCGGTGATGGTAAAGAGCTTTGTGCTACTGACCACCCAACTATCTTTGGAACAGAGAGAAATGAATTGTCAACTGCTGCTGACCTTTCCGAAACATCTATCGAACAGTCATTAATTGATATTAATGCTTTCACAGATGAAAGAGGATTGAAAGTTGCTGCTAGAGGTGTGAAATTAATCATTCCTTCAGAGCTTCAGTTCACTGCAGAGAGAATCTTAAACTCTGCAAATAGAGTTGGAACAGCTGACAACGACTTAAACGCTGTGAAGAGCATGGGTATGATCCCACAAGGATATGCAGTTAACAACTATTTAACTGATACCGACGCTTTCTTCATTCTTACTGACGTTCCTAACGGTATGAAATACTTTGAAAGATCACCAATCAAAACTTCAATGGAAGGTGACTTTGATACTGGTAACGTAAGATACAAAGCGAGAGAAAGATA